CCTTTTTGCTCACGAGCATATTCACAGCATTGCGTAGTCCTGTGCGATCATCTACCGTAGTTTTTCGTTCTGCTTTGCCATTAAACCAATAATCATGTAACGCTTGATAACACTCTTTTTTGTATTTGATTAATGTGTCACGGATTTCTGGTTTACAACGATTAATATCAATACCAAATAACCAACCGTTTAAATATTCGATTGGTAAGCAGATCATTTCACGTTTTTTACCATCTTCGGCTACTATGATCATGACGATCATAGTTGAACTTAACACATTATCACGTTTAATCCGTAACAGTTGTGGCTCCCATGATAATCCTATATTTTCACAAATAGGTTTCATTGCCACATAATGCGAACCATTCTGCTCAATGGTAATTAAGGACTGATTGTTAAAAGATACTGTTTGAGTTGAGATTTGATTAGCCATTTCTGACTCCTTTGTTTTATTTTACGAAGATTTGACCTAATAGGGTCGCCAAGAGGTTCGTAAACCGAAACAAAGAACGGCCGGGATTATTCCCCTTTCGGGTGTTGTATTCTCCGCCCTCTCGGCATAGATAAGATGTGGTTATGCGTAATGAATGTTTAATGGCAATAAACAAACAAGGTTTCTAAATTTCACGCATAAAAAAACCGCTATGCTATCGGGTGCGGACTTCCGCTTTGTTTTAAGGTTACGAGCCTTGATAAAAATCATAATGAAAAATCCCCTTGGGTGTCAAGGGGATTTGTAAGTTGAACTAAAATATTAACCTATATTATTTTTTTAACTGCAAATACTCGACCAGTGGGGCATATTCAGCGTCAGCCATGATTTGACTAGATACATTCCCCTTGCCTTTTTTGAAAGCGGAATACATTGATTTGACCAAACAACCTATTTCAATTTCTTTCTTACACACAGCAAAATCATTTGTTTTTTTCGCAGCTGCTTCCAAAATAAGTGCAAACATTCTGATGCCCTTAGGAACATCAGCTACATTGCCCAACTTTAATTTTTCTATTTGCTGAACGTATGATTCCACTACTTCTTTAACAATACCTTTCTTATCGACAAATTGGCAGTTATTCAACATTGGGGAGCCTGCGACTTCACCTGCACCTCTGCAGTAAATTTCAACCTTTTGTCCTTTATTTAAATCTATAAGTTTTTCTTGGTCTGATTTTTTAAATCTAGCCTGAACAGAATTGAAACTATACTTATCTTTTGTTGCAAAAGTAATAAATGGCTCATCTCCCATGCCGCTATCTATGCTTTTTATTGTGCCAGATACAATAAACTCTTTGCCTTTGTATTGTTTATCTCCTCTAACTTCATTTTCACCATAGGTTTTTAAAATGCTTTCAGCAGGGATTTTTTCTTTCAATCCTTTAACTTGCTCATTTTCTTTATATAACCCACCAAAACTAGCTTCACTGCCATCAAGATATCCATTAATGTCATCTTCTAAAAAAACACGGAAAGCCTGAATTTCTCTTTCTGTTGGTTGATATTTTACATCTTCAGCGATAGCCGCCCCTGTTAAAGATGAAAAGATGAGTGATGCTAATAATAGTTTTTTCATTTCTAACTCCATTTGGTTTAAATTTGAGAAGACTTTACTACAAAAAAAACTATTTTTCTGTGATTTACCTCTCAAATTTTAAAGGTATTTTTAAATTAGAAATAAAATCTTACCGCACTTTAAGCGTTATAACGTGCGGTTTGTTGTTGTCCATAAATATCTTGGTAATCAATCGACATGGTCAGCTTGCGTGTATCTGCATCAAAATTAGCTTGGTAATCAGTTATTCTGCTTACACCTTCAGTTTCCAACACATAGCGTTTTATTTTGATTTCCCAATCCGCCATATTTACCCCACGCCCCATTTGTTCAAGCCAAGGTAAGCCATGCTCTAGGTCTAAAAACCAGTCATTAGCAAATGACCAAAGGCGAGTTTGTACATTTTGAGCAATGGCATCTGATTCTGTTGCGTAGTTTGAAAAACCTTGCCCAAATGTCCAATCGTGCTCTTTATTAAGTCGTCTTACTCTTGCTGTCATTGTGGTGTTCCTGTGGTTCCGCCGCTATCGCCTGTATGTTTATGGGTTTTACCTGAAATACCGCCTGCTGTTACATCCGTATCGCTCGAGATAACGCCTGTGGAACTATGCGACCCTGTTTGCGAGGTATTGCCCTGATGTTCGATATTCCCTTTAATCAAAATCGAACCGTTTTTGATTCTAATGTATGTGCTGCCATCAAGGGTTTGCATGGATAACCCATCGGTAAAAAATCCGCCAATAGCTTTCGGTACAGAGCATATGCCAGGAATAAACATCGCATCGGATAAATCATGTAGCCTAAAATCTAAAGGAGTTGATGCACTGCCATTTTGCCACCATCCATCAATGCAACGTTCGGAAAATATCGCTATCCCCTCATCGCCTGCTTTAAGCGGGAATGTCACCGCAAAGCCACCGCCTCGAGGAAAGCTCACAGGTACATCAAGAAGTGGCGGTATATCTGCCCCACTCCCATCGACTAACTGCATTTTTATTTGTATTGCAAGTGATACAGTTTGTTTTGCTGGGTCAAAACTCACCACTTTTGCAGGAAGTGCGGTATGTAAATTCAGTTGGTTTTGTTGGATTTGATGGTCGACTGCGGTTTCTGGCGTTGCTAAGGTTTGTGCGTAGTTCATTTTTTCTTATCCTTGCTTTGCTTATCTGATTTCTGACCGCTCTTTTCTTTTTCCACTTTCTGGAATTTACCCCCGACAACCGTTATCTTGCTGCGCCAATCCCCACCGATACCATCGCCAGAATGCGCCAGTTTTACAACCTTATACTCCCCATTGAAGTAGTCAATGATAGATTCAACTTTCACAAGTCCGCCAATTTGTAATGCAGGGTTGAGTAAACAAGTCAGCTCTAATCCCTCATCGGTTTGTTCTGGTGCATTAATCATTCCTGTATCTTGAGAAATCAGTACAGCATCATCGCTTAGCACTTTATCTTTCGGAAGGAAAATAAGCGAGCCATCTTGGATAGACCAATCAGCCTTATTATTGCGTGCAATTTTGGTGAGAATATCTCGACTATTGCCGTTTAATACCCTACCTCTAGGGAGCTTCCGTTGATTAGGGATGTCAATGGCGCCAGACTGTACTTTAGGCATCGTCTTTTGCAATTCCTCAACAATCTGCTTGTCTGTTGCCCCTGCTTTTAATGTCGTTTGAGCTCTCGACTGAGTATAGGCTTGATGTCCATCTGAACACTCAAGCGTAAGAACAAAATCCAATCCCTCTCGTTGGATTCTTGTCTTGGTAATATCTCCCGCATAGATTTGGCGTAACTCGCCATAACCAACCGATAAGGCGACTTTCTTATAATCTTGGCTTAATAATTGGTTGATATGGTCTCGATTTAAGTTCCACACTTGGATTTTAGCGGGATTAGGCTTTTCATTGATGGTTTTATCAATTTCAAACGCAACACGTAATTGCTCGATGCTTAACGTTTCTTGGTCGTTGCTAATGTCCAGTTTCCAACGTCTGCCAAATTGTTTCATTGTCTCTCCTTGCGCTATTTAGCGAGTTCAATAAGGACATTTGCCAACGGTGTAATACATAAAGCAAACAAGCCAAGAGCAACGATAACAATAGAGAATGCGATTGCGCCTCGCATAATCGGACTTGCATTTGTTTCCATTTCTAACCCCTCTTTTAAGTGTATTTTTAACTTGGTTTTGCTATACTTACTCAAAATTTGTTCCTTCTTTATTGGGAAAGTTGGAATAAAAAACCCCGATAGTGACCAGCTATCGGGGTTATTTTTATCTATTAATTTACGATGCCTTTTCGCCTATATACAAAAAGCATCGAGTGCCCAAATCTTCCATACTCATTGGGTCTAATTCTGCACCGCTTTCATCGTCCAGATAGAAGAAATAAAGCTGTGTAGTGCGAGCCAATAATGGCACTCCGCACGCGAGCGCATGGCCTCGGCAAATCTGCTTTTGATTTACTGGCTCAAATACATCCATTGCCCAAAACTGTCCAATGCTATTAAATCGCAAGGTTAAGCGGATTTTTATGCCGTTAAATTCAAAGGTTTGTTCCTGATAAGGGTGTTGTGTTAATGGAATTTTACGCATACGTCTTACCACTATTTAAAAAGATTGAAAAGCGAGGAGGTTCTTTTAGGCGTATCGATTTTTGGCTGAGTCGAACCTTGCTGTGATTTTGTTGCAGATTGAATTGCTGCTCGACCGCTTTTACTTTTACCTGATACCCCTGTCTTAGATTTAGATTGAGCCGTTTGTGTCTCAACAATAAATATCTCACGAGCCGTTATTGTAAATGTCGCACTGCCATCTTGTGATTGATTGACGGCTACAGATTGGATTAGCATGTTTTTGTACAAGTGGATGCCTGTCTGTATGTCAATCGTTTCCCCCGATTTCTGACAGGCGACAAGGTCAGCATAGCATTTTTGTACTCTGCTATCCCCTGCACTGCTATCAATCAATCCACCTAGCCCAAAGTCGGGCAAAAAAGGGGCAATGGCCCGCGCTTGATTAAGGATACTCTTCGCTTGACTATATGCTCCTGCGACTTGACTAATCGCTCTTCCTGCTCTTGCGATAGATTGCGATGTTTGAGTGATAACCTTGACTGGCAGAGGAAAGTTGTTAAGAAAATCTATACCGCCACGAATGTTTCCAACAAACGGAAAGTCTAAACCAAACGTTGAATGGTCGTGGTCAACCATTACACCATTAATGGTAACTTGTTTAGGCTGAATAACCGCATGGTCAGCAATGGCAGCCCCTGATTCAATCGGGTTTTCCGTAATAGATAAATCCGACTGATGGTCTTCTGTTGTGACCACATCAAATGTTATTGAGCCAATCTTACGATTGGATACTTGTGCAAAATTTAACATAGAGGCTACCCCACAACAGGTGAAAGTTGATTATTGATCGCTCGAGCCGATTGGTCTGCCACTGCTTTTGGATTGTCCGTACCTTGGATATTTTGCGTAATGGTGATTTTGTTATTGCTATTTTTGACACTGTTATCCGCATTTGAAGTTTTATTATTGACTCCTGCCGCTGCAACTTGTGGTGCAGAAGCATAAGATGGATCAAACATCATTGTGTCATAGGCTTTCGCATTTTGGCTTGCCGTTCCCACCTTTTCGCCACTATCACTAAACCACCCTTTCACCGTATCGATAATTGGTGCGATATATTGGTCGTAATAGCCCTTAACCCAATCAAATGCACTTTGGAATGGCTTTTTAATCCAGTCGGTAACTTGAGCAAACTTGGTCTCGATAACATCCAAATCTAACTGTTCGCCAGTAAATAAATTCCACAAACCAACAACAAGCGCAAGCCCAGTTTTAAATGGTAGTTCGAGCATATCCTTAACAAGGGATAATGTTGCACCAATGGGATCGACGCTAAAGTTATCGACGAAATTTTTCCAAGTGGATTTAACCCATAAAAGTGCGCTCTTAAATGGTTTCCAAAATTCGCCTAATGCCGTTTCTCCACCTTCAAGATAAGTGATGAAGTCATCAACAAGTAAAAACAAGGCCGCAACGCCCGCTATAATCAATGTGACACCGTTAGTGGCAAAAGCTAATAACATCCGTCGACTTAACCATAATAATGCTGCACCTAATGCATAGATTGTCGTTTTCCAACCAACCGTATGCTCAACGACATTATCGATGGCTGCGGCTAACTCAAACAAGAATGACAGTATTTTGCCAAAGCCGTTGAGTGTGGCCTTGATAAACTCATTATTCTCAGTGAACCATTTTGTAAACCGCTCTGCTAATCGCTGAATGGATGGCGCAACACGGAGTGATACATATTCGCCAATAGCTGTAAATGCTTGAGAAACCTGCGTCAACGCATCTTTAAAAGCGGCGGCAGTTTCTGCATTTTCTGCGTTACCTACGCCAAGTGTGAGCGCACTTGCAAGGGCGATTTGTTCTTTCAGCTCATCATTACCAAGACGCAAGGTTTGAATCATCGAACCATCAATACCAAGTTTAGCAAGCATCGCAATTTGCTCTTGCTCGCCCATTGCTTTCATCTTGTCCGAGATTTCACCCAGCATTTCGCTTGAGGTTTTAACATCCCCATTCGCTTTTTTGGCGCTTAGTCCATATTGTTCAAATGATTTCGCCCCTCGACCGATACCCGTTGCCGCCTCACCTATAACACGAGATAATCCCTCAATAGACGATTGAGCGGCCTGTGCGGATGAGCCATTGACCTCTGCAACCTTGCCTAAGTTGTAAATTTGGTCGGCTGATTCGCCCGTGACAGCCGAGAGTTGTTTAATTTCATCGAGTGCATCAAGATTAGCATCAACAAAGTTCTTCACCCCAATGGTTGCAGCATAGAAAGCCGCACCAAATGCCGCAACTTTAAGTGTGGTTTTATTGATGCTAATGCCAAGCAATTCAAATTTATTCAATAATCCGACCGCACCATATTGGGTCGCCCACAAGTCGATGATATTGTCAGATAAATTTTCTGTACTTTTGGCGTTATCTTCTACGGCTTTTGTATCTTTTTCGGTAGCATCGGTTTTCTGCTCAATCGCAGATTTGAGTTTGCCAATAACTTTCTCAACCTGCTCTGCACTTAATCCCGCCTCTTGTAACTCCTTCGAGAGTTGTTCGGTATTTTGAAGAAAGCTCTCACCAAACTCAGATAAGAGCTTATCCCCCTCGATAAGTTTCTGCACCCACGCATCTAAGGCTTCATCTTCAGAAAGATTTTCTGTTTCAGCTTGTAGTTTCTCAAGCGATGCAAAAAACTCGCTGAACTCGGGCATATCCTTGACTTGCTCGGTTGCTTTATTCGCAGCCTCTTCTAGTGCCTGACCAAATGCACCTAAACTTTCTGCCGCATCTTCAGTGCCATCTCCAATTGCATTGAGGAATTGCTCAAACTGTTGCATTGCTTGGCTATCCGCATCAATGCCGATTTTAATCAGTAGTTCATCGAGTAGCATTGCGTTGCTCCATTTGATTTAATTCAACAATGACTTCATGGAAAGATAAAAGGTCGGCTAACGAATAAACCGACCTTAATTCGTGTAGTGAACAAAAGTTTTTTACAATGGGTGTAAAAATAAACCAGTCAACTTTGCTGTCTGACTGGCTTATTTCTTCGCTTTTAGATTGGCTTGAATATTGCTCAGCAATCCGCCCCCACCGATAAAAAAATCAGCAAATTGATACATCAACCCTTCTTTTAATACTGGGATTAAATGCCCACGGTGTTGATTAAAATGGCTATCAAAGCGTTCAGACAGGCGGTATAGTTTGCCGTCTTGCTCGCATGAAGTATGTTTAAGCACAATATCCTCAAGCTCTTTAATGCTTGGGTCGCCTAAATTCGCCAATACGGTAGTTAATACACTTGCACCGAGCTTTTTATTGTTACCTAATGATGATAAATCGACTGATTGCAATAATTTCATCGCGTTTTTGAGTGCAGTCCATGCTGTCATCGCATTAGCTGGCGTCATCGTATAGGTGACATTTTCAATGTTGATTTGTTTACTTTCCATTATTGAACGCCTTTTTCAAGATTCATCGTCATTTTCTCAAATACAATCGCCCAGGTTGTCGCATTGTGTCCATTCCCACGCACGTAAGGCGCAGGCGTGGTGAAATACCCTTTACTTGCCGTGACAACATCATCATTGATTAAATCGCGGATAGCGAGAGTTATCGGTAAATAGGTTTTAATACTGGTTTTTTGTTGATTAAACAACTTAGATAAATAGGCGTTATCCTCAGAATGTTGTTTAATTTTTAGGGTTAATTTGCCTGATTGGTCAGGGTTTGCGATAAATACGCCCGTGCCGTTCGCACCAATAACCATTTGCCCTGCATCAACTTGGTTGGTCGCATTAATCACATCTGAGCCGTCTGCCCAGTCACTAATTTCTTTGCCGTCTAATAACACGACAACTTGTTTTGGATCGAAAACTGCCATTGTTTTTCCTCATAAAAAAAGCCCCAGATGGGGCTTGTTAGTTTTTAGTGTGAAATAGTTCAATTATTTTTTTCTACAACCTGATCAATTGCAGTCATAAAGGATAGAAAATTCGCATTTCTCGCCTGACGACGAAAATAGAAAAGATCAAATATCAACCATAAAAGACCGCCAAATAAAGTCAGCATAGAAAAAAGTTTTAATAACGCAATACCATATTGTTTTGCTCTAAATCTATCTACTGCTAACCAACCTAACCAGCCAGAATAAATGCCTACATCAGAATCAGGATAAACTTTAACTTGTTTAAGCACAGATATTCTTTGAATGGGCGTTAATGCCTCAAAACGAGGGAGAAGGATTTCACGCTGTTGTCTGGTAAAGTTTGGGCGTGTTGTTATTGGCAAGCTGTTTAAATAATCGAAATGAAGATCAGGTACGCCATTAATCATCTTTATTCCTTTGTCAGCTTTGTAAATTGGGATTCTAGTCGACAACCCTGTGCCAGGCACCCCTAAATTTAGGTGCGCACTATCTTTCCCAACATTAACCGAAAGCCCTTTAGTACCGATTGTTGTTGATGCCCCTTTTTTGCCTAAATTGATATAGACACCTGGTGCAACTTTAACTCTCTTTCTAAAATTAATTGCCATAAGATCTCCTAAAAGAAAATATGGCAAATAGTATAAATGATAGAAAGCTAAAATTCACATATTATCGGTTGTAATTCACAATCGCATCGCTAGAATGGATTGCGCCTGCTAATTTCACAGCGGTTTGAATTGGGGTTGCACGGCGTTGCTCACGGTCGCTATCAGATAGCGTATCCATCGGTGCCGCCCATACATAGTAACCCTTTTCAAGGTAATCGCCTGTCGTCAAGTTACCAAAGCTATCACCCGTCCATTGCCCTGGTGCGAAAGCACCATTGTTTACGCCCTCTAAGCAGACTTTCTCCACGGCAGCAATCAATACCGCTTGGCCTTTGTCTGTTAATGGGATTTTGGTCGGTGATTTATACAAGCGAGCGAATACCTCTTTTTGCACCGCATCAGTAAACCAGTCTAAGATAACAATTTCATCCGCAAATTTACCGCCCATCACCGTACCTTCAGCAATCATCGCCACATCATCAAAATAGGTGTACACATTGATGCCTAAGCGTTTAGCCTTGGAGAACTCCGTGGCCGTAATTTCATCAGCCGTGATAGTTGGTTGTTGCTTGAATTTAAGCGTTAAAGTTGAATTGTTTGCCGCAAAGTTCGTTGATAATAAACGAGCCAATACAGAAGATGCTGGGTACATATCGTTTTTATCGAACATCGCTAATGTGTGATCTAAACCTGCATCATATAATTTCTTATAGATGTTATCGGCAGACCATTCAAGCTGTTCAACGCGAATAACATTCGCCCCAAACATTTTAGTATTAGCTTGCGCATATTTTGCTGCAGATTCGACTTCGCTATCCGTAAGCTGTGCGGCAAAGGTAAAGCCATACCATGCATTATTCACTTCGGCCACGTTAAATAATGCCTCTGCAACGGTTTCTTTTTTCAAAGAAATTGATGCCTTGCCTACTTTTTTGGTTGCTTGGCCATTTTCTAATTTAAGCAATGAGCCAATATACTCACCGTCACCGCCACCATTAAAGGCGTAATGGATTTCGGTCGCTTTATCTTCTCCAGCGTTGTTAGAAGTGATGATAAAACGTTGCCCTACGCTATCGTAAGAGATAGATAAAGATGAGGAAAGTGCGGTCAATTTCGCTTGGATTTTGGTTGCAATCGCATTGAAATCTGATGCATCAGCAAAAGATAGTCCATTTACTTTCTTGGTTTCAGTGCCAATAGTTAATGTAAATCGACCATTTACAACCGCTTTAAAACGCTCTAAATCATCCGATAAGGTTGCACCGCTTAATGTGTTTTTAGTTGCACCAATGGTTGTGGGTTCTTTTTGCCAACGCGCAATAATTAATTGTTTTGCACGAGGACTTTGAGCAAAAAATGGCTGTGCAGCTTTTGCTGTTTCTGAATTTGTGCCGAACAACTGTTCTACATCACGTTGATTTTCGACATAAACATAACGCGTAGTCGCATCAGCAAATGCTTGTCCTGCCTCTGGCGTGAACAATGCCACGATACCGAATGATTTACGCGCGGCAGATTTGGGTACAGTATTTAACTGTACATTGACAATCTGCGAGATAGATAATGCCATAAGGCTATCCTCCTATTTGTTGAATTAAATGGTTTGTGCGTTGTTCAACGTTTTCTATCGGATCTAGAGGTGTATCAACAATGTGATGATGGCTAAATACAACATCAAACTGCCCTCGTTCTTCATAATCCGCCCCGACGGTAGCCGTTAAATTGCGGACATCTGAAAAACGAATCACGCCCCAGTGATTTGATTTGAGAAAGGAAAGAAACGCTGAACTTTGGAAAATGGCTTTTAGCTTGTAACACTGCGCAAGGGAATTTCGACCGAAACAAGAGACACTCACTGTGCTTTGCATTGACTGAATGATACGCTCACGTTTACCGTCAAATTCTCTCGTGGCCTGCCCGATTTCATTACTCGTCATCAAATCCACGGTAATAAAAGCAGGTAAAGGATTTTCAGGTAGCCAGCCACCAATAACGGCACCATTAGGTAACTGTAAAGCCTGTTGAATCCACTTTCGCAGTTTGGCTGTGTCTAACGCCGATATTGTTGTGGTATCCATATTTTCCCCAATTTGCTACGGTTTTTATTTTGTAGGTTTCCCCTTCATAAATAACCAAATCGCCAATTTTTAACGGCTTAATGGTGTAGATTTTTATTGAGGGGATAAAACGCTCACCTTCTGGCAATAACAACACATCATTAGGAGAGGTTGGCATAACAATGGCAGTCACGCTTTCATCGGTATAACTCGCCCCGAACCCATCAGATGAATGCTCACCTTGCAGATGTTTCACGGTGACAATTTGGCTAAATTTGCTATTCAGAAAGCGAGGATATTGATTGATTAAACTCATTTAACGATACCTTTTACAGAACCACGCAAGTGCCCATCCCATATGAGTGGGTTTTTCTCAATACTTTTGGGATCTAATGTTGCTCTAAGTTTTTTCCTGCGTTTAGGATCTTTAACATCCTTAAGTTTCCATGCTATTTTGGTTGAATCTGCATTTTCAATCCATTTACCTCTTGCTATATTAAGCTGGACATCACCTTGAGCCTTAATCGCTAGCTCTTTATAAATTTGCGCAATGTCCATCCCTTCCTGAAAATACCGAACAAAAAGTGCGGTGTATTTCTCTTGGTTTTCTGAGAGCGTTTGGCGTAAAAAAGGACGCGGTTTAATATGTTCATTGCCAAGCTCCAACACAGCCGCCAAAGAGGCGAGGTTAAAATTCTTAGCCCCCTCGACTGGCTTATCAAACTCAGCAGGAAATCCAACGTAAACCGCTTTGTCTTTATCAGCCCTCAATCGCTCAATTAACGCTTTTGCTTGCGCTAAATTCCCCGAAATTTGCACCGCCATTTACGCCACCATTACACCAATGCCAACCAATCTACGTAATCGCAAATACTCTTGCCCATACGCTGTTAATTGATAATCCGCATCGGAGCCTGTTAATGTTGGTACAGCATAGCTAACCGATAACTCGCCAGCACTTTCACTGGCGAGATTCCGATTTGCTCCGCCGCCACCTTCGGTTGTCCAAAGCGACAAACGTAATAGATGAGCTGTTAATGCCAACACGCCACGTTGGTAGAGTTTTCCCCAACGAGATTGGCTTACTTCCATTTCTGCATCCGATAAAAAAAGGTCGATTTTTTCATAATCGACCTCTTTAAATTCAGGATAACGCTCAAGGAATACATCCGTATCAAATGTTGGCATAATGACTCCCTAGTAATCTACGTAGAGTGCAGAATCTGGCTCCATAAAGGTTACGCCACCAAATGCCATGCGTAAGCCAGACTCATAAGCTAATAAGCCTTTTTGTTGAGCAGCTAACACAGTTGGCGACATTGGTACATCAAAGATAACGTGCTCTTTGCTGTTCACATAAACCATTGCACGAGTTTTGCCGCTTGTGACACGAGTACCAAAGTTTGATGGCAAGGCTTTAATTGCCACTTCACGACCCGCAGCCGCAGACAAGCTCTTAGTTAAGAACTCTAATGCGGTTGTGTCAGTATTATTGCGTTGCGTTAACGCTAAGTGCGCTAAATCAAGAGAATCAATCGCAAAGGTGTTCGGCGCTTCAATGCGTTTGGTTTTCTCCATACCTTGTAGGAAAATTTCCTTAAAGAATGCTACCGCTTTATCAAAGTCCATCGCCTGAACTTTCGTATTTGCTGCCGTGCCTTTGATGTTGTACACCTCAACAGATTTGTTGTTTAACAAACCAGTTAAGCGAGTATCTTTTGCATGGCCCAAGAATGCCACTTTTTGCAAGGTTTGTTGTGCGTTTTTATTTAACGCCATAATTTTGGCGGTATCTAACGCTAACCCTAACAGTTTGCCTTGTTCAAGCTCTGGTGTTGTCCAGGTTACGGATTTAGCCCATGGCACAATGTAAGAGCGAGTTGGTGTAAAGCCGACTTCTACTTGGTCTAATGTACTTGTGCCAGTGGTAATTAAACCATCATCAAGCGAACCATGTTCATCTGCACCATAGTGTAGCTTTTCTGTAATGCCTACTGCTGCCTGTTGGTCAACATAGACAAATTGCGGGAACACAATTTCAGGATATTTGGTTTCTGAAATTTCTTTGCTTACAGCCGTTAAGCCGTTTTGTACATAAGTTAATAATGACATTCATCACCCCTTATAATTTTGTAATCATCGCTAATTGACCTTTAACGTCAATCACGGTGTAGCCTGTTTCAATCGCATTTGCATCGGTTTCCCCTTGGATTGCGCCAGTTTTACCTTCGCCACCCGCTGTTAATACAAACACTTTACTACCACGAGATACGGTTTTCTCTGGTGCAACATTCACCCAAATGGCATCGCCTGTACCAATGTGCATCACATCGACTAATTCGCCCTCAGGCCATTCATCACGAATGCGACTTGCTAATACCACGCCAGCCAATACATCTGTTTTAGCGGATAAGGCTTTCACACCACCTGCAGGATTTAATGCCACAAATTCACCTGCTTTTACTTTGCCAGTTACTTTTTCTGCCGTAGTTTTTGCACTTGCAAGATTGCCCTTGCCTAATTCACCTGCACGCGCAGGCGCTTGTTCGTAAGCGTAACTCATCTAATTACTCTCCTAACTGTTGTAAGTTTTATTAAAATCGATAGATGGCGCAGCTTTATTCATCGCAGCGTCACCAAGCAAAATACTACCAAGTGATTTGCGTTCATCGGCTAATTTTGCCACGACCGCTTTTGCAGTTTGATATGCACCGGAAATCTCTGCATCAGATAACTTAGCAGCTTCGTCTTTCGTGAAAATACCTTGAGCTACTACCGCACTTTCTTGAATTTCACGAACGGTTGCGTTATCGGCAAACTTCACATCTTTGAAAACGGTTTGAGCATCGGCTAATACGGCAGCTTGTTTGGCTTCCGTTTCCTGTTTCGCCTGTGCATCCTTCAACTGTTGAATTTCAGCGTCTTTTGCCGCTAATTTTTTTTCGTATTCTTCTTTGTTCACGTCATCTTCCTTTTTATTTTCAGGTTCAGATTGTTTTTCTTTTGGTTCGGTTGGTTGCTCGCCTTTTGGCTCTTTACCTTCTTCACCACCAGACTTTTCTTCTTCCTCAATTTGTTTTTTCTGTTCGTCAGACAACTTGATGCCAAACGCACCTAAAAACGCATCGAGAATTTTTGCGGTTTTCCCCATAATGGTTTTATCCTCATCGGCAAGTTTTACACTTCCACCGCAGCGACCCTTTGCCACAATCGCTACGTGGTTGCCGATCATCGGCGACATCTCAAAATCTGCATCTTGTACCGTGGATGGCTTAATATCGCAGTCATAACCACAAGATAATTGCTCAACACCATTCTCCTGCACGGTTTTAATCGCAGATTCATCATAAATCCAAGCCTCTGCCGTGAGTTCATCGCCCACTCGCTTAACATTACGCACGACACCGACAGAGAGCTGTTTCCAGTTTTTCGCATTCACCCCATCTTTAGGGTGCCCGACAGTTAATGTGGCATTTTCAAAACTCTTAATCGTTTCATCGCTAAACAAAGATTTCTCTGTGCGAGCGACCTTTTTAATGCCGTCTTCTTTTAAGCCAAGTTCTGTAGCGAGGTAATCAAATACCCCAACTTTTGAAATGGTTGCTGGCACAACTAAAAAACCATCTTTAGTAATGGTTCTTTGTGTGGCTGCTTGAGTAGTTTTGTCTGTAAATTTCATTTATTTACCCCAATAAAAAACCCGACCATTTCTGATCGGGTTGTTTGTTTTTTTACAATATTTACAATATCACGCCAACATTTGGCTAATTATTGTTTGTGCTACTTGTTTTATTGTATCAAGTGACAAATCAAGGCTTTTGCTTTTTATCGTAGTTTTTAAGTTATTCCAGACAGTATCATTACGAATTTTGTCCAAGAATTCATGACCTTGCCAAGTCAGTGACCGAGCGATAAGGCTCATCTCATTTAGAGAAGAATAATCTATCGCTTCAATCAGCCCTGCACTTTGCAATAACTTAAAATGATAAGATACAGTTTCTGAATCGAAACCAGTAAATCCATCAGGTAATAAACTCCCTCTAGCCTCTGACTGGCTTTCCAATTTAAGCAATATAGAGCGAATTAAATCCCAATTACGTTTCATTCTTTGTTATCTCTTGGCCAAAGCATATCCACAATCTCATCATAAGATTTAGATTGGCTTTCTGCTTTTTCAGCTTCACCAATAAGACGATCCATTTCTTTTACTGTGTCATCAAAAGGCATTTCATCAGTAAATTTTTTATGGATGCGATGCAAGACTGCATCTCTCATTCCAAATTCTACTGGCTTTGTCAGTAACTCATACATCCATAGCATCAGATATTCAGACAGTTTAATTTTTTCACCAGAATGACGGCGAGCTGTATTTTTCTTGAAAAGATCATCATCTGTGTATTCTTTTCGCATTTAGAGCTCCTGTAATTCAATCAGCAAATAGCTTTTAGTTTGAGTACGCTTTAACACTTTAAATTTGGTGCCTGATTTAAATAATACTTCATCTTCATTCGATAATACACTTAAGCTTTGAATTATTTTCCCGCTCTTACTATGAATTAGCAATCTATGAGGTAACTTCTTAAAGCGTTCATCACTATAGCTAGAACTTGAAAACCCCTTCTCTATTATAACACTCCCAACAACATATGAAGATAATACACTCTCTGGTAAATCAACATCACGCCAAGCTTTACCTTGGTAAGATGGTATTTTATTTAGCGCATTATTAATGACTTTAGCCATCATAAGCATTGAAGGGGTTGCTTTATCTTCCCTTAATTGAGAATTTATTTTTGCATAACTGTTAGCAGTATAATCTCGAATCGAAACCGCCTCTTTAGTAGAAAGGTTATATTTTTTTACAAACTCCATAGCAACAGGATTTTGCTCTATATCCCCTACATGATATCTATATTGAGAAGGAGATATGACTTCTTTTACCTTATCCACTTCGTACTGCTCTATTGTTTGTTTTTCTTGTTCAGTATCAAGCACTGGAATCTGGACGCATCGACAATTAACATCATGACCAGGGTGACCAGTATCGGCAGGCGGATTGGCATATTCGAATATCTGCCCATCCTTTTCAGCATGGCTTGCACGCACACGCTCATCACCCGATGTTGACCACATGTATTTTTTTACGCCAACCTCTTCATGGCGTGCTCGAGTTAATGCTGCATTTAATTTTGAGGATTGGTCTCGAGCAATAAGCATTGCACGACTTTCTGCATCTTTCCCTAGTTTTTTGAGCTGTTCGGCTAAGTCTTTATTCAATGACCCCTGAACCATTGCTTGCATGACGGCATTTTGCACCTTATCAAGATATTGCGTGCGAATGGATTTGATTAATTGGATGTTACTTACCGTTAATTCGTTTACCCTTTCTACAATATTTGGACTATTGCGTAAATAGGCGGATAAATCGATTCCAGTTTGATTTTTTAGATTGGTTGATACTTCGGCATGGTTTTGTGCATCACCACGACTAACAAATCCATTGGCGATATTTTCGGCCTGTGAAGTGCGGTCGGATTTTTCGTACTTTTCTAATACTTTCATCAGCGCTTTCGCACTAATCGCTTGGAACCCTTTCGCATCATCCATAAAAAAAGAGCCTTGCGGTTGTTGCATGGCTCTTTCTACATCATCAGTCATCGTTTTGACGAACTGTTTAAGCTGTTGTCTATACCAAAGCTCCGTTCTCTTGCTCATTTTCACTGGCTTGAACTTGCGTGTTTTCGCCTTCTGGTTCTTCAAAATTTCTGGCAAGTTCATCAGCATTTTTCATGTCCTCAATATCATCAGCAGAGATATTGGCAAATAACCCACTTTCTCGGAGTTCGTTTGCCACTTGATATTCATTTAGTACGCCATTTTGAATTAACGTATTTGTCGCTGTAGCAAAGGTATTAAGCATATTGACTTGTTGTTCTTGTTTAACCACGGTCAATGGTAAAAATTCAAACCACCAGTCATCAGGTTGCCCGCCAAACAATTCATTGCATAGCAATGTATCAAGCACTTCAAGCACAGGTCTCAATCTTGTTTCTTGTAATCGATGGATGGTTTCGTGGTAGTTTTGGATATCCTCATCACCACTTGCCAATCCCGAAACAGATTGCCCAAACAAAATAGTGACTGGCATATCTGCCGCGCCTGCCACCGCATTGCGAAACTCTGTCAGTAAATCTTTTAACCCACCGAAGGATAGCTCTTTTCGGTCGTACTCATTTTCCGCATCAAGCAACAGACTATTGGTTGCAGATTTAATCGACTGCACCGCTGAAATAACGTGAGCGACATCATTTTCTAAGCCAGCTGAAATTTTGTCAGATAACCCTGCGATTTTGAAAATATCGATTTTACTTTCAAAAATAAGGTCGCCGACATTCGCCGAGGCACTATCAAAGCGTTTGAGCACATCAATAATCTTTTCAAGGTCTGACACGCCCCAAATATCGTTATCAGATAAAGGCGCATCATTGGCATTAATGATTAATAAGCGAGAATGATGCACCAAAACAGATTGTGTGCCGCCAGTAATGGTATATTCACTGTATCGACCAAAATTTGCGGAAAGCACATCGTCATCTCGTTGTCCTGTTGGCGAGATTTTCCATTTAGGTAAGATAATCAACCGCTTTAATCGCTCTGTAGGCTGCAATGGTGAGGTGATATTAATTGTATCAGTGACAACCAATAAACCCACCGCTCCATACAAACTAGACCATTGCAACGCTTTAGTTAATGTCTCACGTAGTTTTAATCTGCGCTCGAGCTTAGTGAACTCGTCTAGCTGTTCAGATTTCAAGTCATTCGAGAAAATATCACGCCAGTTACGCACCATATCTTCCGAGCGTTTAATACATACCTTATTTGCAATCCAGTTATCACGCCATAATGCTTCGATTTGCATTAAGTCATCCGTTAAACTAAGCCCACGAGCATAATATGTCTGCTCTTGTTTGCTGCCTAACTTTAGCGCAAGTGATTTGATGCCATCTAAAATATTCATCTTATAAATCCAGTAGTGATTTAGGTTTTCCTAAAATATCCGTTATTGCCATTACAAGCGCATCGACTTGGTCATCGTGTGCGTGACTATCTGTTGCGGTAAATGCCTCGCATTCACTAATAAAATCAGCTACCCAATGAGCATTTTCGGGTATCATCACATAACCACTTTCAATGTACCCTTGAACACCTAAAACCCGAGTATACTTATCTGCATCAACTTGAATGGGTGAGATTGGGATTTGATTATTTCTGCGTATAGCTTGAATTAATCCTGTGCCACTGGCTTTATCTTCTACATTTGCTCGAGTTAATATTCCAGTGTCTTTTCTTGCCTTGTGTTTAGCCCAAACATCTTTTAATGTCTGCTCAAGTTCTGGGGCCTCCCATTTACCTCGCACAAGGTCAAGGATATAAACCTTCCCATCGCTCCCTCTGCCAGCGACAATAAAGACTGAATAGTCATTGTGCTGTTTAATTTTTTGTGCCGTATCAGCGTAGATTGCTTTGACTTTAATTAGTGGGGGGATTTTGTATCGACCAAACCAAGAGCCTTTAATAATGCCACCGCCCTTATTAGATGGTCTTTGTTGATATAAAGCATTCCACGCTTGAGAGCCAACAGCCTTTCTAATTTTGCTCAATCGCTCTAAATCAAATCGTTCTGGGTGTAATGGCTCGCCCTCTTTGCGGAACTCCTCATCCTCTTCTGCAATCGCAGGAAATTTCACTATGCGCCATTGGTCTCCACCATTCTTCATCTCCTCAATTAATCGACCAGCTAAATCATCCTCGTGCCATCTTGTCATACCTAATAGCACACCAGATTTTGGTGATAAACGCGTATAAAGCGTGGTTGTGTACCAATCCCAAACGCCATCTCGAACTGTTTGAGAATTAGCCTCTTTAGCATCTTTTACAGGGTCGTCAATAATGGCTATATCTGCCCCCATCCCTGTAATACCTCCACCAACACCAGCGGAGCGATAAGCGCCTTTATGTCCTGCGATTTCAAAAATCTCACTATTACGTAAAGGCTGACCCGATATAGTCGTAATCCGTTTGCTATTTAACGATGATTCGGGAAAAATATTGTGATAAGACTCATCGTCCATTATTCGCTGTACATCTCTATTCATTCGGCTAGCTAAATCAGCAGAATAAGAACAGGCAATCATCTGCAAGTCAGGATTTTTACCAAAAGCCCAAGCAGGAAAACGACGACTAAATAATTCACTTTTACCACTACGGGGTGGGGCAAATATCATTAATCGCGGTTGCTTGCCATCTATTACATCTTGATAAAATTGCTGTAGCTCTTTTGCAATGAGAATATTGAACCACCCTGTTACGAAGTCAGGTTTGGTTTGCGTGGTGAAATCAATCAAGCTCTTTTGAGCTATCATTGCATCCAGTTGCTTTAGATTTAAGCTCTCTAAGAAGTTTGAGTTCATCGACACTTAACCTTGATAAATCCATAGATATTTTTTGCTCAATCGGTGCCCCATTAACGCCAGTGATTTCTTGCGTTACTTTATCGCCATATTTTTTAGGCGCGACTTTGGTGATATACCATTTGCGAGCATCAACTCTCAACTTAGCTACGCTAACATCTTCGGGAGTAGCAAGATCTGAAATTTCCAACATCTCTTCAAGCAAAAAATCGGCTTGATTCTCGCGCGCACGCGCGTACTGGTCGCAAAACTCTTTATTTTCATTTAGCCAGCGAATGATTGTTGATTTATTTGGCATCCCTGGTCGTTCACAAATCTTACGCAAACTTTCCCCTTGAGCCAGTAGCATACAAATATCATCAGCCACTTCCTTTACATAAGAAGATGGGCGACCAGTTTTTTTCTTCCCCACGCCATCAGACGTGGATTTAACCTCGTCTTTTTTGTTCATGGTTAATCCTTTTAAAAGTTTTTTGTAATACTTACATCACATAGCTTAGATATAACCCCGAGATTTTTAACATCTTGAGTGGAGGTATAGCTAAGATATGTAGCATATATAAAACAAAGGCGACTGTTGTTAGCCGCCTTTATTGGATAATTAAATATTAAATACCGTCTTGCCTTGCTCATTGGTAACGTAGATATGATCTCCATTGCCAATTAAGCTGTATGCAATCTCTTTATCAATGCCAAGATCTCCGTACTCGTCATCAAGCTCAACATCAATCATCAAACCAATGATTTTATCTGTTGGATTGTTTCGAGCTGAGCAGTAGATTGACTCCTCGCGGATAACCTCTTTGCACTCTTGGTCGCCGTACATTGGTTGGGTGTAATAGATTCCGTTAAGTACGGTCGGTTTTTCTTTTAGTTTGCCCACCAGTTTGAGCATCTCTTTGTACTCACGAGATGTCTCATCGTAAAATGCAAAGCTATTGCTTTCGGTGATTGATGTTACACCGTCTTGGATGATTTTGATTGTTAGCATAATTACTCCTGTTGTTTTTGTTGATAAAAAAAGACCGCACTTTAATCGGCGGTCTTGGTTTGGTTAATCCACTTATTGAGATTATCCACTTGGCTTGCACACTTATCTCGCTCTGCTGTTACTTTAACTAGCTGTATAACAACATCACCGTATGTCTCACCGGTAAACGCTGTTCTTACACAAGGTGCAGTATAGGCTTGAGGCGGGTAAATATATTCTGCTTTGGTCG